AGATTACTCATCCATGGTTAACTTTGCACGTTGTAAGTGTCTTGGTGCAAATGTACTTCGTGGACCTGATCAGATTCCCTGGGATGGTAAATTGAAGTATGACTATCAGTTATGGATTGATAGTGATATTGTATTTGACACGAATAAGTTTTGGCAACTGTGTGATCTTGCGATTGCTGAGGATGGTGCAGAGAAAGAGATTGTATCTGGATGGTATTGTACCGAAGATGGGAAGACAACTTCCTGTGCTCACTGGTTAGAGGAAGGTGACTTCCGTAAGAACGGTGGTGTGATGAATCATGAAACTCTGGAATCGATCTCAAAACGTCGCAAACCTTTCACAGTTGATTATATTGGATTTGGTTGGGTGTTGATTAAACATGGAGTATTTGAGCATTCTGAGATGAAGTATCCATGGTTTGCACCAAAGATGCAGCAGTTTGAATCTGGTGAGGTTCAAGATATGTGTGGAGAGGATGTTTCATTCTGTCTTGATGCAATTGCTGCTGGTTTTGATATTTGGGTGGATCCTCGGATTCGCGTTGGTCATGAAAAAACTCGTATTATCTGATTATGGCAAAACTTAAATCTTCACTCACTGGTAAATCCATGATTGAGTCTCATCCAAAAAAGACTCGTCAAGGTGATGGACAAAATACTAAATATGCTGCGAGCTCTCGTAACTCTGCTCGTAAGAAATATCGCGGACAAGGTAAAGGATGAGTCAATTAGTAGTCAATCTCCCACCACAAAAAGTGTGGGTTCGAAAAGAATATTTGAGAGATTTACAAGACGGCTATGGGGAATTTGTAGAGGGCGTCTGGGTATCGGCAAAGTCGATTCCTGGACGTGCTTTTTATTTTGAGACTTATTTGCCTAAGTATGGGGCAATGTATGATAAACTACCCATTAGCGCGTTTCTCTCGCGTCCAGAAACACCAGATCCTGATTTAGATTTACCAAATCTACAATTTTGGAACTGTATGGACTATGGAGTTCGATGTATTGAGAAACAATTCATTGGATCAATGGATTTTGAACTTCGAACACGTAACTTTGGTAATATCAAAGGCGAATATTTGTTCACTTTGGATAACTTTCATCCTGATATTGATACAACAAACTGTAATGTCAGTGAAATTCCCGATGAACACAAGTCACATAACTGTATTGAACTTGAAAATGGGCAATTTGCACTGTATCCAAACAATAGAATGAGAATTTATGACTTATCAATCACTCCCGAAACGCCTCTTATGCCCGATTTCAAGGTCTCTACACGGTATTATCAGGTTGAAAATGGAGTCAGATGGGGTAGATTGGGCGATACCGACGAATATTTTTGGGAAACTGGCAACGAAAGAGGAAATTCTGGCATTGGAAGCACCGATTTTTGAATGTGGACCTTCACATTTTAGTCATGGTTACAGTCCATACGGTATTCCTTCAGAATTCTGTCTAAATAACACAGAAGTTTTAGTCATAACTAGTGCCGCAGCCGATCTCACGGGCATTTAAAGACATTTCTTTGTCTTTTCAGAAGCATCCGATCACAAATGATGTGATCACGCTGTCCAATCAGACTGCAATTTCGCGTTCTATACGAAATTTAGTATTAACATCATTAGGAGAGAGGCCATTTCAACCAAATTTGGGTTCTAGGGTATCAAGAAGCCTTTTTGAATTACTTGATTTTGGTACTGCAACCATTATCAGAAAAGATATTGAACTTACGATTAAAAATTTTGAACCAAGAGTTGAAATTAATACAGTTGAAGTAACTCCTGAGTATGATAATAATGGATATAACGTCTTAATTTCGTATTTTATTGTTGGTCAACCTAGAACTCCCAAAGTATTAGAGTTTGTTCTTCAATCAACAAGATAATGCCACTTACAAAGTTCTCCAATTTAGATTTTGATCAAATTAAGACGCAGATAAAAGATTATCTGCGTTCAAATTCTAATTTCACGGATTTTGACTTTGAAGGATCAAACCTATCAGTTCTGATTGATATCTTAGCATATAACACATATATCACTTCATACAATGCCAATATGGTGGCAAATGAAGTGTTTATTGATAGTGCCACATTAAGAGAGAATGTGGTATCTCTTGCACGAAATATTGGATATTTACCATCATCTAAAAAAGCATCAAAGGCAACGGTAAGTTTTTTTGTTGACACCAGTACTCTGACTACTAACCCAACGACAATGACCCTTAGAGCGGGTCTGGTAGCGGTCTCAGACAGTTTTGGAGGATCTAACTATACGTTCTGCATCCCAGAAAATATCACTGTTTCTGTTGTAAATGACGCAGCATTCTTTAATGATATTGAGATTTATGAGGGAACATTTTTATCAAAGACATTTACAGTAGATACGTCAAATATTGATCAAAGATTTGTTATTCCAAATGCAAATACTGATACTTCAACATTAGTTGTTCAAGTTAAAGAGAGTGAGTTTGATCTTTCTTCAGTTAAGTATGAGTTAGCTCAAAGTATTATTGATGTAACAGGAACTTCAAAAATCTATCTGTTACAAGAAGCAGCAGATGAAAAATATGAACTTCTTTTTGGAGATGGAGTTTTTGGTAATCGTTTAGAAAACGGAAATGTCGTTACAGCAACTTATATTATCACAAATGGTCCAGATGCAAATGGTGTCAGAAACTTTTCATTTGCAGGAAGACTTGTGGATAATGATGATCGTGTTGTAACAACTGGTGTTTCAGCAATTTCGTTAACTAATCCATCTACGGGTGGTGGTAATATTGAAAGTGTTGATTCTGTAAGAAAATATGCTCCATTAAAGTATGCATCGCAAAATAGAGCAGTTACATCTCAGGATTATGAAGTTTTAACGAAACAAGTTTTTCCAGAATCTGAATCTGTATCTGCTTTTGGTGGCGAAGAACTTAATCCACCACAATATGGAAGAGTTTTTATTGCAATCAAACCAAAAAATGGTGCATATCTTTCAAACTTTGTAAAATCTGATATTATTGCGAAATTAAAAAGACATACAGTTGCTGGAATTGTTCCTCAAATTATTGATTTGAAATATCTTTATGTTGAACTCACTTCAAATATATATTATAACTCAAATCAGTTTCCATCAGCATCATCACTCAAGACTAAGGTAACTGAGTGTCTTGAAACTTATTCAAAAACAACTGAACTGAATAGTTATGGTGCAAGATTGAAATATAGCAAACTTTTAAGAGTTATTGATGATTGCGATTCTTCAATCACATCAAATATTACAAGTATTGTGATGAGAAGAGATTTAAGGCCAGTTATTAACTCTTTTGCAGATTATGAACTTTGTTTTGGTAATAGATTTTACATTGGTGATGGTGTGAATATTAAAACTAGTGGATTTTATGTAGAGGGTTATTCTGGAGAGGTATTCTTCTCAGATGTCCCAGATGCAAATATGAAAACCGGTGTTATTAATCTTATAAGATCTCTTTCTGAAACTGAAATGCAAGTTTTAAGAAGAAATGTCGGAACAGTTGATTATGAGCGAGGAGAGATACTTTTAAATCCAATTAAGATCATTGGTACATCAAAATTTGAATCTGATTTCCCAATCATTGAGGTTCAGGCAGTTCCATATTCAAATGATGTTATCGGATTACAGGATTTATTTTTGCAACTAGATATAAGTAAGAGTAACATAAGTGTCATTTCAGACACCATATCCTCTGGCGCTGACGTATCTGGATCGAGATACACTGTTTCTTCCAGTTTCTCCAATAATAAAATTACGCGATAATGTTAGAAAAAAGAGTTAAAATCCAGTCGGTTGTTGAAAATCAACTTCCTATTTTCCTTGGTTCTGAACTTCAGGGAGCAGGGGATTTTCTTAAAACATATTATAAGTCACAAGAGTATCAAGGTGGTCCAGTAAATATTCTGGAAAACATTGATCAATATGTTAAGGTAGGAACTTACACCTCAATCATTGAGTCTACAACTGCAACTTCTAACGTCAGTTTTAGTGATACGACAATTAATGTTGGCGATACTTCTGGTTGGCCAGATCAATATGGACTTTTAAAGATCAATAATGAGATTGTTTCATATACTGGAAAAACAAATACATCTTTTACTGGATGTATCAGGGGTTTTAGTGGCATCACAAGTTATCATAGCAACAATGGTCCCGATGAACTAATCTTTGAAGA